TCACTCCAATTAAATCTACAATTGGTAGTGTTGTTATGTCAGCTGCAGATGCAACAAAAGAAGTATCACTAACATTTTCATCTAATCACAATTTACAATCAGGTGATATTATTTTATTAGATAGTGTGACTGTACCAAGTGGTATTGGTTTAACTGATGCTGCATTTGAAGATAAGTTATTTCAAGTAACTAGAGTTACATCATCTTTAGTTGCAATTGTTACTGGAACAGAAACTACAACAGGAGCTGCTGGCGGTGGATCATGTTCTGTTATTCCTTATGAACAAGTTGGTCCTGCTGCACAATCTTATGGTTATGGTTTTGGTATTGGTCAATATGGTGGTACGGTTCAAAGTCCATTTACAACAACTTTAAATGGTGCCTTACTTGCAGATACAAATGGTACAGGTGGATCGGGGACCGTTATTAATGTTACATCAAACTCTGGGCTTCCTGCTACAGGAACTATAGCAGTTGGAAATGAATTAATTACATATACTGGAAAAGGTACAAACACTTTAACAGGTATTACTAGAGGAGCTTTTGGAACTGCAACTGTAGGTACTTCAAACGGTCAAGCTCATTCAAATGGCGCAACGGTTACAGATGCTTCAAACTTTACTGGTTTTGGAAGTGCTGTAGAAGCTTCTAAAGTGACTCTGGAACCAGGCCTCTGGAGTTTAAGTAACTTCGGTCAAGTGTTAGTCGCAACTATTGCTAATGGTAAAACATTTACATGGAACTCAGGTATTGCTGCAAGATTAACAACTAGAGCTTCAACTACTACAACAAATTTTCAAACAACTAACAATCCAACAGCAACTAGAGTTACATTAGTGTCACCAACAACACGTCACTTAATTCATCTTGGAACTGAAACAACTATCGGAGATACTACAACACAAGATGATATGTTTATAAGATTTTCTGACCAAGAAGATATAAACGATTATACACCAACAGCTATCAACAGTGCTGGATCACAAAGACTACAGGATGGAACTAAGATTATGGGTTCTCTAAAAGCTAAAGAAGTAATTCTAGTTTGGACAGATAATGCTTTGTATACAATGAAGTTTATTGGTGCACCTTTTACATTTGGTTTTGAACAAGTTGGTACTAACTGTGGATTAATTGGAAAGAATGCAGCTGTTGAAATAGATGGAGCTGCGTTTTGGATGTCTAATAATGGTTTCTTTATGTTTGATGGTACAGTTAAATCACTGCCGTGTAGTGTTGAGGATTATGTTTATGATCAAGCGGATACTACAAAAGGTCAACAAATTACAGCAGGATTAAATAATCAGTTTACAGAAGTTATTTGGTACTACCCATCAACTAGTTCTGATTATAATGATCAATATGTAGTTTTAAACTATGGAGAAAAAGTAGAAGGTGGTGTTTGGTATATAGGAACTGAAGCTAGAACAGCTTGGATTGATGCAACTATTTATCCAAAACCTACTGCAACTAAATATATCAGCACTTCTAATGGTAGTTTTCCAGAAATTGTGGGTCAAGATGGTTTAGGTCAAACTACACTATTTGAACATGAAGTAGGAACTGACCAGGTTAATCCTGATGGTAGTACAACAGCAGTTACATCTTTTGTAAAATCATATGATTTTGATTTACAAAGTGAAGGTACCGTGGGTCAAGTATTCTTAGCTATGAGAAGATTTATACCAGACTTTAAAAACCTACAGGGTAATGCAAAAGTAACACTAGCTGTTAAAAGATACCCTCAGCAATCAGATACAAATACATCTTTGAGTCCCTTTACAATCAACACAAATACTGATAAAAAAGATACAAGAGCCAGAGGCCGGTTTGTTAATATCAAGATAGAAAATACTGATGTTAGTGAGTCTTGGCGCTTTGGTACATTAAGAATAGATATACAACCAGACGGACGTAGATAATGGCAACTTTATTTGATCTAGCACAACAATATTTAAACAGAGCTTTACCTGAAACTTTTAAATATGATAGAACTAACCCACCTACAATAGGACCTGTTATTCCGGTACAACCAGAACCTATAAAAAAATTATTACCTAGACCAGGTGGCAATGAAGAAGGATTTAGTGTTTACAATCCTGATCCCAATAGAACGAGAACAGGAGATAATTATAGTCCTTATAATTACAGACAAGCCGCTGAAAGAAATTTAATCGGATCAGGTGATTCACAATTTGACATAAATAAATATGGGACTGGATTTAGATCAGAAACTGAAGCACAAAAATTTATGGATATGTATCCAGATTATTATAGAGGTAATAAACAATTAGAAGGTATACCTGGTATGGTACAAGGTTATATGAAAAATAGTCTACCCGGTAGACTAATAGGAAATGCAGTAAGTGGACTAGAAAGTTTACTTCCTGTAAATAATAGAGCTATTTTAGAAAATGAATTATTAGGTCAAGGTTTTCAATTAAATGATATTGGACAATTTGTGTCTGATGGTGGAGACGCTTATAAAGAAGATGGTTCTAATATTATGGCAGGATATAATGCTGCTAAAGTAACTAGACAAACTTTTGATAAAAGAAGAGAAAAAGCTAAGAAAAATATGACACCTGAAGGTTTTGAAAAATTTAACAAAGCACTTACAGCAGCTGAAGATAAATTTTTTGCTGGATCAGATAGAGCAACAACTGTTTTCAATGATAAACTTAAACAAAGAGATATAGATGATGGGTTTATTAATGATCAAGGCAGTACTTATGATGAAGAAATAAAAACATCAACATATACAGAAGACGATGATGGTCGTTTTATAACAGATGATAGTATAATAGATGATACTATAATAGGACCAACAGGAATTAGTAATAATACTTACCCTGGAATGGGTATTGCATCTATTGATACAAATAACATATTAACAAATAATACTATCTCTCCTTATAATAGAGGTATGAATTATTTAGATATAGATCTAGGAGGAGGCGGAGGCGGTCGAGATCCTATTCAAGAAGCTATAGAGAGAGATAGAAATATTATAAATAGAGGTGGTGGAGATGATATAAGTTATGGTGGACTAGATCCTAATAGAGGACAACAGATTGATAGAGGAACTAGTGGAGGTGGTGATAATAACCCTGTACAAACTAAAACAGATCCTAGCACAGGATTAAAAGTATCATCATATGATGCTGAACTAGAAGATGATAGAGACACCGGAGGTGGTGGAAATACAGGTGGTGGTAGTAAAATAGTTTGTACTATGATGAATGAATCTTACGGCTTTGGATCTTTTAGAAATAAAATTTGGTTAAAACATTCAAAAGGTTTAGCACCTGAATATCAAAAAGGTTATCATAAATTATTCTTACCATTAGTTAAAATTGCTAAAACAAATAAAGTAGTTAAAAAAATATTAGAACACATTGCAGTTCATAGAACTATAGACATACGTCAGGAATCAAGAGGCAAGGTACATTTATTAGGTAGAGTGTATAGAAAAATACTAGAACCGCTTTGTTATTTTGCAGGTAAACATGGCTAAAGTAGTAGTAAGATTACCTGAACCAAAAGAAAAGTATGACTTTTCTAACCAAAAACAAATTAATAGAGCAATAGCTTTAGTAGTAGAACAATTAAACTCTACATTTTTAAACGAACAAAAGCAAGATCAAGAAAGGTTCGCGTGGTTTAATGGCTAATATCTATAAAAATGCTAAAGTAGATTTAACAACTACAGATATAACTACTTTATATACTACACCATCTGATTCAAGAGCTATTATAAAAAGTATTTTAGTTTGTGATGATAGTAATAACGGTAGCACAATTACAGCAACTATAACAGATGCATCTAGTAATGTATTTGTATTGTTTGATGTAAAGGCTGTAGCAGGTCATGCGACAGAACAATTGCTGACTCAACCTGTTATATTAGAAGAAAACGAAGTATTTAAAGTAACCGCTGCAGATGCAAACAGATTGCATGTAGTAGCATCAATATTAGAAATAAATAGGGATTAATATGTCATTTGTAGAAACAGAAGCATCATACAGAATAGAAATAATAAATGGTAAACCAGTTAAAATTATTACACCTCAAACAGAGGTTACATTAACTAATGTAAAAACAGGACAAGAGTATAACTCAGACGCAGAAGCTATGAATGATGTACAAGATCCAGCTACAGATACCGTAGCTGATGATATTAAAAGAGACGTTAAAGTAACCGTAGAAGCATTGCCAATAGGCGGTGATTCTAAGTTGTAAAACAAGGGATTATTATATATAATTAATAAAATTATGCCAATTTCAAGATCACAAATGCCAAGACAAATGTATGGACTAGGAAGTCTAGTAAAGTCTATTGGTAAGACTGTTAAAAAAATAGTTAAATCACCTATAGGTAAAGCTGCTATATTAGGTTTTGGTGCTAATGCACTGATGCCTGGAGGATTGAGTTCTTTATTTAGTGGTGGAGGTGGATTAACAGGTATTTTAAGTAAAGGTAAAAATCTTATAGGTGGATTGACTGGTGCACAAAAAATAACAGGAGCTTTAGCTCTTGGAGGTGTATTTGCAGGTATGGAAGATCAACAAGTAGAAGAGTTAAAAAGAAACCCTGAAGCTTTAAGAGGTTATCTTGCACAGTATTATAGAAACCTAAATAAAAATGCTACTGATCAAGAGGTCAATGAATTTGTAGAATCTAACATGACTGAATATAAAGCTGATGGTGGTAGAATAGGATATAATGAAGGAACAGGTGATCCAACATACACAGGTAATAATATGGAAGATCTTCCAAGAGGACTACAAATAGACACAACTACTTCTAATCCAATGCCTGCAGAAAAATCATTAAAAGAAAATTTAGAGTTTGTAAAAGAAACTAAAGGTGGTGTTTCTCCTTCAACTACAATGTATATGTTTAAAATGTATTTAGATGAAGCTTTAGAAAAAGGACAAATTACAAAAGAAAAATATAACAAAATGTTAATGCCATTTTTTGGTGAAGCTAGTGAAGGTGTTACTAGAGACTTTGAAAGATATGAAGAAAAGATGGCTAATGGTGGTAGAATGGGTTTTGCAATGGGTAATCCAGAAGAAAACGCGGTTCAGGCCTCAGGCATCATGGACTTACCTTTAAATGAAAATCCTGCCGGAATTACTGAGCTAGATTTACGAGAAACAGGTGGATTTATTCCTCCAGTTGGTGTAAAAGAA